GGGGGGGTGGGTGAGTGAGCGAGCGAGCGAGCTCGCTAATCTTGAAAAAGATTAACCCTCCCTCCCAACCCTTACTATCATAACATATATTATGGGAAAGTAAAGTATAAAATGGGATAATATAAAATTAACTGTGGATAAGTTTTTCTTGAATATCTAACCAATTGGCAGCCAGTTCCCGGACCGGTTCGCCTTGTGATAGAGCAAGGACCGAGGACCCTGGATAAAGTTTATAGCTCAAAGGATCGAGGGTCTTGGCCAAGATATAAGAATTTTTAGTATGCTTAATATGGAACGATATTTGATGAGGTGAAAAGCGTATTTTCTTACTAGCTATTACTTTTAATTCGACAGTGAAAAAACCTTTAATGTCAGTATAACCAAGTAGATCAGGAACACCCAAAGAGGCCCAACTTTCTAATCTAGTCCATGATATTAAAGGTGTTTTTCTTTTCAATTCTTGCCATAATTTAGTTTCAGGTTTCAAAGTAATTTCACCATGGAATTATATGTATAATCTATTAATATTTATTTGTCTATTATGGGATTATGTGGTATAAAATAGACAGAAAGAGAGAAAGAAAAAAATGTATTTAGAGTTCAAAAAATCACCTAAGATTTTAAATATTGATAATAATGCTAAGACTGTAAAAGGCCAAAATTTCGGATACATGACAGCTATTTTTTACGGTGCGTCTGGGTCTCAATCTGGCTTTAATGTCTGCCCCCAAGCAAGCAAAGGCTGTTTAAAATCTTGTTTATATACTGCTGGCCATGGTGCATTTAATAACGTGCAGCAAGGACGAATTAATAAAACAAGGTGGTATATTCAAGAAAGAGAAACTTTTTTAAATCAACTTAGAAAAGAAATTAAAGCTTTTTTAGTCAAAGCTCAAAAGAAAAACTTAATACCTTGTATAAGATTAAACGGCACGAGTGATATATCCTGGGAAAATACCGGGATTATACAAGAGTTTTCAAGCGTGCAATTTTACGATTACACAAAGGTTTATAAAAGAATTTTAAAACATGTGAATGGCCAAATGCCGTCAAATTATCATCTAACCTACAGCCTGACAGAAGATAACAAAGACGAAGCTATGAACGTTTTAAAACTTGGTGGTAATATTGCTGCCGTTTTTAGATCTAATCTACCAAAAACTTTCAAAGGATTTAAAGTTATAAATGCAGACGAAAGCGATTTAAGATTTTTAGACGGTAACAATATTATTGCCGGATTAAAAGCAAAAGGAAAAGCAAAAACAGATTATTCTGGTTTTGTATTAGAGAGCGAGGAATAAGTGAGAAAGAAAAAAATAGATATACAAGATATACTAGACGTTGCCAATATATTGCAGCGTGATCAATTAACTGTTAGAGATTTATTAGAGGTTATGCAAATAAAAACAAAGAGAGCTATACCCTCCAATATGACAGATAATGATTTGAATTATTGGTGGTCTTCAAGTAAAGGTATTAATATTCCAATTTTAGATATGGATTTAAATCATATGATAAATGCCTTTTCAAAATCTTTAAACTGGCGTGAAGTATACAAAGAACAAAATAAATTAAGTACAAAAGAAGTTATAGCAAGCGTCAAAAGTTTTGTTGAACATCTAGAAAGCGTTAATGATAGATAAAAAAATAATAGATAAATTCCGGGCTGCTAATGTGGCTCGGTATACCCTGGAAATTTTTGAAAATAACGAGAGTATTGAATCTATAACCTATAAGGCACAAGCCTCAAGCAACAAGCCTCAAGCAACAAGCGATACTCACCCAGATTTACTACCTAGTCATGGACCTGAGTATTATGCACCAAAGCGCAGGCGTAAAAAACTATTGAAAAAATAAAATTTACTTGTTATTACTTCCCATATGGGATTACCAAAATTATTAACAGAACAACAAAAGAAATTTTCTGAGTTGTTAGTATTTAATGAAGGTCGCATGTCACCTACAGAATGTGCATATGAGGCAGGATATGCAGAGGGCTCATGCCATGTAAGAGCATCAGAACTAAGAAATGCAAATAAATTTCCATTGGTTGTTAAATACATAAATGATCTTAGAGCTGAAATGCAAAAGAAATATGAGATTACTTATGAGAAACATATAACAGAATTAGCAAGGATCAGGCAAGAAGCAATTGAAGCTAAGTCTTGGTCTGCTGCCGTTAATGCAGAGGTCGCAAGGGGTAAAGCTGCAGGATTATATATAGAACAAAAGATAATCAAGCATGGTAAATTAGAAGATCTTACAGAAAAAGAACTAGAACAAAGAATGCAAACAATTATAGAAGAAAATAAAGTACTTCTTCAAGACGAAGACTTTGAAGATATGAAAGATAAAGTTAAAAAACCTAGAACTCTCAAGCTAGTAGAGCCTTTAGAAGAAGCTACAGATTAGATATTTCTTCTTGTTGTGTTAGGAAAACGACCGTCTGTTTTAAAGCTTGTATAAGCAAACAACCAATCACTACCATACTCAGCCTTACAAAAGTCTTTTATTCCGTCTGGTTCTTTCTTAGTATTAAATATATTTAATAGATATTCTTTCGATTTATTAGTTAAGTTAAACATAATCAAATGTTTATTTGAATTTAAAAAATTAAAAAGTGTTAGATTAACACAGCAGATGTGTCTAAGTTAGATTTAAATGTTCTATTCTTAAAACTACACCTAAAGGAATTACTTGAGATCTACCAAATAAATCATCTTGATCAAAATCATCCTTGTCTGCTGATATTGTTATGGAATTTTTATCTTTCTTAATTAAATATCCTAGTGAAGATATTTGACAAGGTTTACTTTCTAATAGCTCCTCTTTAGTTTGCCATGTAGATAGACTACATTCATTAGTATCTAACCAAACTACTCTAACTATATCCATATTTTATCCTTCAAGACACTCGCATTCATCTATATCAAGCTTACATAGAGGACAAGTATCTTCCATATTTTTACTATAAGGAATATTAGACCCCCTTCAAGTTTAAATATAAAAATAAAAAATTAGATTGCCATACGGCTAACGAGTTTGAGATTTACCAGTGCTTACCGCTACTCTGGTAAGCCTTTTTGACTGTTTTAACCTTATTTATCAACCATTCTAGCCATTTACCACCATTACCGCACCCTACCCTAGTAAAAATATTTTTTTACACATAGGGGGTCTAATATTCCTTATAGGTATTCTTCTAATAATCCGGCCTCGACGCACGTAAATTGAAGCTTTACGTCAATTAAATCAGTCATTTCTTCACGGACCACGCTGAAATATTGGTTACAATCGTCATAACTATCGTGAATAATCTCTGATGCCATGCGTACACACTTCTGTTCAACACCTTGACCTATGCAAATCCACCCTACTAAAAAAAATTTTAACAATTAATTTCTGGGAGGATATAAAATGGCCTTGTCTATCATACCACCACCTGCTTTTTTCATACTACTCATAGCATTGGTATAGATAGCTTTGACTTCTTGATCAGTCATAGCCATTAAGGACTTGAGATCTTGCTCCGATAAACCTTGCGCTAATAGATTAATCTCTTTAATCATATCAGTTTTACTGAGTTCCATGGTATTTATCTAGTCTCCTTAAAAATTCGTGCTTATAATATCTTAATTTCTCACCCTCTACAATAAATTCTTGATAGTAGCTATCAACACTACACATCATAACAACACCTTTGTTGATCTGAGTACCATAAACATAGTCATGAGCCATAGCGTAAGCTGCTAACTGTAGAAAATAATCCTCGATCCACTCTTCTCGCTTCGGTTTGTTTGTTTGTTTGAAATCCATAATAGCATCTTGGCCCTCGTGTACTCCCACTAAATCAGCAGAACCTGCGTAAAGACCGGGGTAATGCATAACAGCCTCAATACCATAAACAGAATCCACCTTCGATAAACCTTTTTTTATAATAATATCGGCCATAACTCCTGCTCTTTTTCCGATAGAGCTCATATCTACATGTTTATTACCTTTGATATATTCTTCTAGAATATGATGCATCACACTACCTCTAGTCGAGGCAGAGTTCTTAATTTTCTCTGCTTCTTGTTCCCCTACTCTCTTCTTCCATTCCTTTAAAAAAGTTTTATCTTTCGTCTCACCTAGTATAGTTGTAACACTCGGAAGTTTTTCTTCACCCACGGCATAATGCCTATGACCTAAGATAGCTTCTCGAATAGTTTTTGGATAGATGAATTTACTATTTATCGCAATCGACATATTTTAATCTTACTCCCATTTCTTTCTGTTTCTTATTCAGTAATCTATTAATCCGACTTCCTTTTCTTTTCCCGGTCATTCGAATAGAATTACATTTAGAGTCTATTAACTGACATCTTCCCTGGTCATCGACAACAATTAAATCAAAGGGACATTGAGGGTCAACCGATAAGGCAACCCAATATCCCTTTTTCATGTATTCAATAGCCACGGTCAACTCACCTAGAGCTCCCTTTGCGGATTTTTTAACCACGATTTTTTTCTTTTTGTCTAACAGACCAAACAATATATTCCCTTAATTCTTTTTTTGCAGCTGGAGTATATCGTAGTTCTGTATAACTTCTTATCTTTTTTTCTAGTCTAATTACACGTTGAACAATGTCTAAAAATAAACTGTCTTTTTCTTTTTGACTTAATTTATTCCAATTATCCAATACTTTTTGTTCTTCTGCACTTAGCTTTTCTTTTTTAAGTTGTGGCATTCTATTCTCCCATACTCGGTCCGTGAGGAATTTTTTCCCACCACCGATCGTTTTGTGTCTTGGAATCAATAAGAGGTATCTTTGTCCAATTATATCTTTCTTTTAATATCTTAATAATGTGGTCGTATTTATATTTCATTCGTTACTCTCTTTCTATTTTCATTTGAAGAAATAATTCAATTAATAAAATTGAAGCTTTTAAATTTTTAACACGTTTATTTTTACAATAATTAAGAAGATCTTTTATTGACTTTATTACTTCCTCTTCTTCTAACCATATTAATTTTTTTCTATCTACTAAAGTAGTCATTCGTTACTCTCTTTCTGTTTGGATGATTGATTGTCCGATGTAGTAGGGGATGTGAGGGATGAGGCTGTTTCCGAGGGACTTAAGTCGGTCCACCCTGTTGGATATCCCATGAGCCACTCGACCCACGTTGGGTTCAACGTCCCACCACCCTTCTTCTCTTTCACTGCCATGGTTAAACCAACTTGTTTCCCCATTGCTATTCGTCTCTGTATTGCCGGATCCGATAGGTTTCCCCGGTCCCTGTTGTCTGATGCGTTCGAAGTTGGCCACATCTTTTGTCTTCTCTTGCGAATGCCCTCTGCTATTTGAACTTCCTCCTGAAGAATTTTTCCTCCCTTCCCATTCGGTCTGCTCCCAGGATTTGATGCCCTCGGAGTCGGCCACATCTTCACTGCTCCTGCTAACTTTCCCTTCTTCGCTATCTTCTCGTAGTTCGTGTTCTCTCCTGTGTCTTTCCAATCTCTTGCTGCTGGAGTTGGCCATGTCTGAATTGCCATTGTCAAAGGTGTCCCTCCCTGTGCGTACTTCTTCGTTCGATTGTTTGCTGAGTCTGTCGTTGGAGTGGGCCACAATCCAGACTCTTTCTCTTTTGTGGTTGGCACCGATGCTAGCAGCTGAAATACTAAACGTCCTTGCGGAGTAACCTTCACTCTCCAAGTCCTTGAGTACGGTGTCAAGACCGAGTTTAATGTGTCCACCAACGTTTTCTCCAATGACCCAAGTCGGTCGACACTCTTTGACAAGTCTAAAATACTCTGGCCAGAGGTGTCTCGGATCTTGCTCACCTTTTTTGTTACCTGCAACGGAGAAAGGTTGGCAAGGGTATCCTCCTGTGATGATGTCGATGTTATTAATTCCATTTGCTTTGAGTTTTTCATTTGTAAGCTCCTTTATATCTCCATAAATGGGAACATTCTCCCAATGTTTTCTTAATACTTTTTGACAAAAGGGATCGTAGTCACAGAAAGCAACAGTTTCAAATTCTCCTGTTGCTTCCAATCCTAGACTAAAGCCACCAATACCACTAAATAAATCTAAGTGTTGATACATTAGTTTATGGTCCTATCATCAATGTCTTCATCTTCATAACCATGATCTTTTAGAAGTTTGAGTAAACGTTTTACTTCTTCGAGACTAGCCATGAGAAGTTCTTCCACTTTATCTCTTGGCATTTTACTTGTTATCTCTTTAAGTTTTTTTAGGTCTAATAGTTTTTCCATTTTTCTTCTTTCTCTGTAGTACAGTTATTTCTTTTCCTTCTAAAAGTTCTTTTGTTGCTTCAAAAAGATCTTTGTTTACATTTATTTTTATACCACCAGGTAATCCTATTTGCATAGGTTCGGATGGTTCCGGGTATTGTTCTTCTTGTTTTCTAAACTCTTTAGATTCTACCCAATCAGTAACATAATTTCTAAATGCGTGTGGTTTCTTTTCCATTATTTTTCCTTTCTTCTATCTTTTTTAATTCTTCAGAACTAACTTCACCTTCACTAAGACAAAACTCACATTGAAAAAAATTATTCCAATTGCTGTCTACTAATAAAAATCCATTACCCATACATACAGGGCAAATATTTTTATCGTCCTGAGAGTTTGCCATTAAGTTTTTTTGCTTTCTCGTTTGCTAACAGTTCTATTGTTTTCGATATACTAAGTTGAGTATTGTCTAATAAAGACTTACTAATTTTATTTAGTATATTATGTGTATCTATATGAACTGATACTGATTTGTATTTATTTGTGTTCGGCATTTTTATTTCTCCTATTATATGGGATTTTATACCATGCCAAGAAGGTATTGACAAGAAAATAATTGTGGATAATATAATAAATCTTCACCTTTATGCTCATCTGAGCTTTATTCTGAAGCCAGGTGAGCAGCTAATCTTCTAGTTCTATGTCTATTTCTAATTCTTCTTCTTTTTCTTTAAGTTTTTTAACTATTTTTTGAGCTTCTTTTTCTAGTTCTTCAGGTTCATCTATAAATTGAAATAAAATTTTACCATTAATCATTTGTTCATATCGTGAACGACAATGAAAACACTTATAAACTAATTTATCTCTGATATCTTGTTTAACTAAAGGTGTGTATTCAGCACATGTATGACAAATTCCTAATACTACTATCATTGTTCTTTAAGATCATAAAAATAATGATCGTCATCTCCTGCGGTCCACTTACTTTCTGTCTCTACATTGTATTCAATGGTAGATACTTTGAAATCAGGAACTTTTAATTTTGCTGGTGTTAATGATTTATCAAAAAATAAACATCGATTGTTTGGCTGTGCTGCAAAGTGTTTATTATCTAATCCTAATATGTTAAAGGATTTATGTTCTTCCGGGATCTCAGAATAACCACTATTCATTGTGTTAACATCTGAGTGACAATTATCTATAGTAAATAAATACTCACCTGTATGCCAATTTTTAGAAGGCGCTAAGTATTTTGCTTTACATCCTGCAATACTTGCTTTGCTGATCACAGTCATGTGATAGCTAAATGCGTCCCATAACTCTAATTCTTCTAAAGGTAAATCTAACTGAGTAGGTTCTGATACAAAAGCAGAGATAGGAAGCTTATCATAAAGTGCTCCATACTCTGGTAGATATGTTTCAAAATATAAAGCTCTACCTTCTATGGATTTACATGTAACCCATAAACCTTCTACAAATTCACCATGACCTTTTTGTAGATCATAGAGATATTGTTTCTTAACAAATACTTTGGTAGGTGGTACGTTTGCTACTAAGAATGACATTTATTTTATTTGGCCCCAATTTTTTCCTTTCTCGTAGTCTACCTTATTGGGTACTTGTAGGTCAACTGCTGCTTCCATAATTTCAATAATTTTTGACGCTTGCTCTGGATTTTGTACTGATATATCTAACTCATCATGTATCTGTATGTGTGGCACAATACCCTCTTTATATAAAGCTAACATAGAAGTTTTTGTCATGTCTGCTGCACTACCTTGAATTAATTTATTTAATGCTTTGTATGTAAATGCTCTTTTAATCCCCGGTCCGTATTCCCTTAATGCTTGTGCATGTGGTAAAGATTTATGTACACCAAACGTTGTAGGTTCCCATAGATCAAAGTGACATACACGACCTCCAATTGTTCTTATACGTCCACTATCTTGAGCTCTTCTCGATACACTATCCATAAGTTGTTTAACAAAAGGAGCATTCTCATGATATTTTTTTATAAGTCTTTCAGCAGCTTCTACTTGTAATCCAAGTTCAGCCATGAGTTTATTCTTACCCATACCATACATTAAACCTAAGTTAATTGTCTTAGCTTGTTTTCTTTCAATGTTAGCCATATCAGCTACAGCTTGGTGAAAGTCTGCGTCTGCATTTTTATAACTCTCTATGATAGTATCAACCGATCTAAAATTATCTAAGCTTGCGTAGTGTACTAATATTCTTGGTTCTTGTTGTGAGTAATCAAAGCAACCCCAATCACATTTTTCTTCTGGAATAAAGATAGATCGAATCATCGGTCCAAGATCCTTGTTCCTTGCTGGGACTTGTTGTAAGTTTGGATTACTGTAACTAAATCTTCCTGTTACTGTACCACCTTGATCGGAACGTATTTGATTGATGTCAGCATGAATTCTACCTCGATGTTCATATCTAATAATTGTATCTATAAATGTCGTATGAGCCTTATTAAGTTCTCTTGCTTGTGTAATACTTTTGGCCAAAGGATGAGGATGAGTTGCTAAAAAGTTTTTTGTAAAGCTAGGATTACCTTTATCTGTTTTGTCATAAGGTAATTTTACTTTATCAAATGCTTTTGCACAGCTTGCTGCTGCCCATATTTCTACATCAAACCCTACTTGTTTTTTAATATTTTGTAGTGCTAACTTTTCTTTTTTAATTAATTCTTCTTTTATGTCTGATGCTCTTTGCATATTAACACGAACACCTTTGAATTTCATATCAATCAAACAAGGAAACAAATCTGTTTCCAATGTAAAGACAGTCCAAAGATCTTGTGATGTAAGTTCTTGTTGTAATCGTTGCCAAAGTTTGAGTGTAAGTTCTGCATCTTTTTCTGCATAAGTTCCTACTTCCATGGCAGGTAATCTCCACATATCTTTCTTAGGATCTATGTTCCAATCTTTAGCTGCATCTTTTAAATTTGTTTCATTCTTACCAAACCCTACATACTCTTTACCCATAGAATCTAATGTGTAACTAAATCTATTTTCATTAATTAAGGACCCGGCAATCATTGTATCAATGATACGACCATTGATATTTAAACCCATGGCCTTTATCCAAGTCACATCATACATAGCGTTATGAAATATTTTGTTAGCGTTAGTGTTAAGAATATCCTGGAACCAATCTAAAACTATTCTTTTATCTAAGTTACCACCACCCTCATGAGCAATAGGATAATACCCAGACCAACCGTCTACAGCCACAGCAATACCAACAACAAATCCTTTACCTGTAATAGCACCGGATCCAAGTATTGTTAAACTAGGATCACATGTTTCTAAATCAATAGCTATTTCTTTAGCATCAGATAAATCTTTTAATTCAGTTGGAGGTAACCACTCTGTTTGAGGTTTAAACAATAAAGGTATTTGCATATTACTTGTTATTCTTTTCTAATTCTTTTTTCCAATGTTGGTAGTTAGCTTCTGATATATCTTTTACCAAATGTGGTAACCACGCAACATCTATCTCGGTCGGTTTTCCAACTTCGATATTCTTATATTCGTCCCTAGTTATACTATAATATAATTTACCGTCTTGATACATAATTCTCATAGTTTATATTCTACTCCTATTACAAACCCTATGTTTCCTGTGGTTTCATAAGCAGGTGATATAAACCAATAATTCTTTTTTAATCTAATCATCGGAGCTATATCCAAACCTGAATAACCTGTAACTAATCCTATTTCTAAATCACTGTTATAAAAATTAAATTTTTTTCCTGTGTAAATACTAATATTACTTTCACTATTATAATAAGCACCAAAAATATTATTATCTAAAGTACAACGTGCATGAGGATGTATGCTGTTATAATTATTTTCTAATCCTACATGTAAAGACATAGCAATTAAAAAAGATAAACAACTCATAATATATATGCCTTCTCATAATTTCTTGGATCTACAATATGTAATTCTTTTCTTGGTCTAGTCACTGCAACATAAAACAATCTATGAAAGTCGTCTGGATTTTTCTCTTTATGTTTTACAGCTTTGATAGTTAAGTCCGACATAATTAAAACATTGTCAGCTTCACCACCTTTGGCTCCATGTATTGTTGATAATAATATTCTAGGTGTTCTATTTATTTTTTCACCATTAGCTCTCATGTTTCTAATATAATTTTCTGTGACAGGATCTAATTTATCAAAAGCTTCAAACCAAACATTGTCAACTTGTAGGCCGTGATCTTTCATACAATCTTTCAAACTATATTTTTTATCACTCAACAAAGTTTTAGCGTCTCTATATCCCGGCATGATGTTCTCACCTAAATAAGCGTACATATTTTTTATCTCTAAGTGATTGAATTCACTACCTTTTCTCCATGCTTCCCAATTACTAATGGCAAGTAAAAGTCCTATGTCTACAGAATTTTTATTCTTATGTTGATAGTACCAACCTTGTAATTCACACAGCTCTTTAACATCACTTAAAAAATGATGAGCCGTAGATAGAACTAACCACTCACCTTGAGACATATCTACTTGAGTTACATCAGAATAATATTTTAAAATACCTTGTTCTTCTTTTGACTTGTATGATTTATCAAATCTATTTTCTACATTCTTAATTATTCTTTGTGATAGTTCATGTATAGGTCCACCAGGTATTCTGTAAGATTGTTTTAATGTTTTAATTTCATCTACTTCATCTTTCAATGCAATAAAGTGATCTATATCAGCCCCTGCCCATTTAAATATTGCTTGATCATCATCTCCTGCAATATAAGTTTTCTCTGATTTTTGCCATATGCTTTGAACCATTTTCCATTGTAGTCTATTTAAATCTTGAGCCTCATCTATAAACAAAACTTTAAATGGTGGTGTGTTACCTTGTTCAATAAAATCTTCTATAAGATCTGTAAAATCTTTCATACCATTTTCTTTTTTATATTTTTTTAATTCTTGATCTAACAAGATCAGCGTTCCTCGCTCCACGTCTGTAAGATGTTGATTCATGTCGTATTCTTCTTCCAAAGAAATACCTTTAATCCTTGCTCGTTCTATAATTTTTAATTCTTCACAATCAGAATTAAAGATACCGTCATCTTCTGAATAAGATGTACCTTTAATAATCAAACCATTTTTCTTACCAAACTCTAAGTAATCTCTATTACTCATCATTTGTTCTTTACTTGTACCTAGTAATCTAAATGCAAAAGAATGAAGAGTTCTAAAAAATTTTAAATCTTCTTTAGGGTCTAAATTAAATTTGTTTGAAGCTCTAGAGATAGCCTCATTAACAGCCTTCTTTGTAAAAGAAAAATATCCTATTTGTTTTGGTCGAACACCTTGTTGTATAAACTGATCAACTAAATCTAATAAAGTAGTTGTCTTTCCTGTACCGGGAGGACCAAGGATAATTGTTTTCATTAGTAATTCGTTTCTTTGTAAGGCCTATCACTAACACTTGGTTTAATAATTTTTAGAGATTTAATTTTAGTTATTCTAGGATTAGTGCCTTTGATACTAAGACTTCTTACTTCACCCTCGTAACAAGATAATTCCATCATTAAATTTCCTGTCTTTGTTTTATCAAGTTCCCAATTGTTTTTCTTTGACCAATTATAAAAGTCATCCATTTTAAAATAAGTATAACCCTCATCGGTCCACGGTGTTTTATTCAGTATGTCTTCTTTTGTTCTTGCTTGTGCCCTGTTTACTGTAAACTCATACAATAAATTTTCTAATTGATTGACAGCACTTAAAGATTCCATAGGTTCTATTTCTTGAATAGACTTCATTAATTCTTTTAACAAAGTTCTCCAATCATTTGATTTAGGTATAGGTACAATCAAACTAGCTTGAGACATACATGCTATAGAAA